GCCGGCGAGGCGGCGCTCAAGATGGTGCCGGCGCGCGAGCAAAAAAAGCTGCGCGACGCGAACGATGCGGACGGACCGGCCGAAGACCTCGGACCGCAACTGATCCTGCCGAACGTCTTGTCGCCACCGCGGAGCCCGTCAGTCGAGACGGCGCCCAACGTTTGGGTCACCGCGGACGACGCGAGCCCGGATCAGCACGGCGCCTCCTGCCGGGCCGTGGGCGAACGCAAGCAGCGCGGTGCCGTCTATCAGTTCAACAAAGCCCGTGAGTGGGAGAAAGCGCGCGCGGCGATCAACACCCTATTGCCGGGCGGGAGCGCGCTCTCCCTTCGGGAACTTCGCAAGCGTGCTCGCGGTCTCTGATGCGCCCGCCCCGTCGCCCTGGTGACAAGGCATTCCTGCTCGCGCGGGACGGGGCACGATGCGCGCTCTGCGGGGGAGGTCCTCGGTCGGATGAGCCGTTTGACGTTGACCACAAGCTCTCTCTCGCGCGCGGTGGCGCCGACAGCTTGGATAACAAGCAATTGGTGCACCGCTCGTGCAACCGATTGAAGGGGGTTGGCTGATGCCTCTCGACCTCCGCGTCCAGATGGACGTGACGGCGGCGGTGAAGACGCTCGACGCGCTCTCCTCGCCGCGCCTCCAGCGGGCGGCCGCCGCCGCCCTGAACGACACCGCGAAGAACGCGCAGGTGCAGGCCGTCAAGGAAGTGGCGCCGCTAATCGGCCTGCCCTCGCGCGACGTGAAGCAGGCGACGTCGATCGCGACGGCGAGTACCGGGCACCTCGAGTCGCAGTTCATCACGGCCGGCCGGCCAGTCCCGCTGATCCGCTTCAAGGTCCGCGACCAGCGTGGCACGGGTGTCACGGCGCGGATCGGGCGGAAGACGGACACCTTCCACCACGCCTTCATCGCGCGCCTGCGCGGTGGCTACCGCGGCGTGTGGGAGCGCCAGGGCAAGGAACGCGGGCCACTCCGCCAACTCTTCGGGCCCTCCGTCCCGGGCATGATGGCGCGGCACGACGTCCAGGCTGTTGTGACGCGGACGATCGACGCGCAGTTGCTGAAGAACCTCGCGCGGCAGCTCGACCGCCAGATGCGCGCGGCGGCAGGGAAGGCGGGCAAGGCATGACCCGCCGGCCAGAACGCCGCGGCGCGGGCGCCGTCTGCAAAGGGTGCGGCCGGGCGCTCGTGTGGGCACGGGGTCCGAGCGGCGCGTGGCTCCCGCTCGAGGTCGCGCAAGCCTACACCGTCATCGCGCCCGAGGCGCACGCGCCAGGCATGCAGCCGCCGGACCCGCGGGCGGAGCTCGTGGCGCGCGCGACCTACATTTCCCACTTTCTGACCTGTCCGGATCGCCAGCGGTTCTCTGGTGCCGGGCGGAAAGGGGCACCCGCATGAACGACGTGGTTTCTGTGCCGCCGGCGCACGACGTGCCGGCGGCGTTGCAGGGCGGCCGGTTGAAGCCGGGCCTCAACGTGCGCCCGAGCCGCCTCGGCCTCCGCATCCCGGCGCTCCGCCTGATCCACCGCGTGCAGACGCCGGAGCAGATCGCGCGGGGGTGGGTACCGGGGCACTACGTGTATGGCGAGCACGTCTTGCCCGACGTGACGGTCCTGTTCTTGAAGGTGGACGAGGTCCGGCGGTGGGACCGGCGGCACGAGGGCAAGGTACGCACGGCGTGCGCGAGCGCGGACGGGATCGTGCCCGTGCCCGAGGTTGCTACGCCGCCGGCGGCGTCGTGTGCCCTGTGTCCCTACAGCGAGTGGACGAACGGGCGCGTCGATCCGGCGACGCAGAAGGCCGCGCGCGTGCCGCCGAAGTGCTCGCCGGGCTTCGCCTTCCTCGGCGCCCTGGTGGACCTGAACGACGCGCCGTTCTGGTTTGTATGTGCAGGCACGGCCGAGCAGCAGGCGCGCGCCTTTCTCGAAGCCTTCCAGACCGATCCGACCGTGCCGGCGCTCCACGCCTGGCAGGTTCGCCTGTCGAGCAAGCCGGCCGAGAAAGGCGGCCTCGTCTGGTATCTGCCGGTGATCGAGCCGCGCGCGATCCTGCCCACGTCGCTCTACGGGGCGCTCGCGACGCACGCCGCGGACCTGCGCTACGTGCCGTTCCTCGGCGGCCGCGGTGGGGGCGAGCCCGCTGAGGCGCCGCCCGACCTCGACGACGTGCCGCCGCCAGGAGACGATGATGTCCCGTTCTGAACGGAGGTAGGCGATGAGTGTGAGCGCAGACGAGTGGGCCGGCGCCGGCGAGCGGTATTCGGTGCTCGTGTACCAAGTGGTGGACGAGGTTGAGCGGCTTCTCGTCTTTGAGAGTGCTGACGAGAACGTGATTCGCGCGGTGGGGCAGGCGTTCGAGGAGCAGATGGCCGGTAACCTGAAAGACGCCTCTCTATATGAAGGCGGGTTTGACATCGTTCTGTGGCAGAGGGGTGAGCCTGGAACGGCGATCCTGACATTGCACGAGGGTTACGCTGCCGCGTGCGTGTTCGCAGCGATCCGGGACCGCATGGCGAAAGTGTTGGCGTGGTTTGAACCGATAGTTCGCTCGCAAGATGGCGCGCCGCCGAGCACCTGATGAGGCGGCGGCGCCGGCGCCGCAGCCGGCCGTGCTCGACCGGGTGCGCGAGCTGCGCCGCGTGCGGGCCGCGGACCTCCTCGCGCATCCGGCCAACTGGCGCCGCCACCCGCCGGCGCAGCGTGCGGCCCTCGAGCGCGTGCTGGCGTCGGTCGGGTTCGCCGGCGCGGCCCTCGCGCGCGAGGACGAGGCCGGGCGCCTGGTGTTGATCGACGGGCACCTCCGGGCCGACATGGATCCGGAGTTCCTAGTGCCGACGCTGGTGCTCGATGTGAGCGAGCAGGAGGCCGAGCTGCTCCTGGCGACCTACGACCCGATTGGCGACCTCGCCGAGACGAACGCGGCGCAGCTCGCGGCGCTCATGGCGTCGATCGCGGCGCAGGACGAGGCCGTGGCGGCGTGGCTGCCCGAGGTCCTGTCGGCGGCGCTGCCCTCGGGTGCCGGGTTCCACGAGTACGCACCGCCGCAGGCGTGGTCCTCGCTCGCGGCGCGCTTCCTCGTGCCGCCGTTCTCGATTCTCGATGCGCGACAGGGGTACTGGCAGGAGCGGAAGCGCGCGTGGCTTGCGCTCGGGCTGCAAAGCGAACTCGGGCGCGACGGGAACGCGAACAAGAACCAGGGGTATGACCAGATCGACGGCGAGTGGCTACCGGGCGTGCGCGGGCGGCAAGCCGAGAGCGCGCCGGTCTTTGGTACGCCGAACATGAACGGGCAGCGGGACCACAACGTCTGGGCGAGCGATAAGGGTCTGCGCGGAAAGGCCGGGACGACCGGAAAGAACTCCGCCATGAACCGGCTCACCGGGCGCCTCGGCCGGCAGTGGAACGAGACGCGCTCGGTGGTCTCGATCTTCGATCCGGTCTTGTGCGAGCTCGCTTATCGGTGGTTCTGCCCGCCGGGCGGCCTCGTGGTGGATCCGTGCGCCGGCGGCAGCGTGCGCGGCGTGCTCGCCGGCCTCCTCGGGCGCCGCTACCGCGGCGTCGAGTTGCGGCCGCCGCAGGTCGAGGCGAACCGCGAGCAGTGGGCGGCCATCGACAAGCTAGTGCCGAAGGACGCGGACGACTATCGGCCGGCGCCGACGTGGGTGGTGGACGACGGGCGGAATTTGAAGGCGCACGCGCGCGTCAAGTCGGCGGACTTCGCGCTCACGTCGCCGCCGTATGGCGACCTCGAGATTTACTCAGACGACCCGCGCGACCTCTCGACCATGACGCATCCGAAGTTCTGTGAGGCGCACCGCGCGATCGTGGCCGCGGTCGCGCGCGCGCTGCGGCCGGATCGGTTCGCCTGCTGGGTCGTGGGCGACTTCCGCGACGAGACGGGTCGCTACCGCGGCTTCGTGGCCGAGACCATCGCCGCGTTCCAGGCCGCCGGCCTCGCGCTCTACAACGACGCGATCCTGGCGACCGCGATCGCGTCCCTGCCGCTGCGCGTGGCCGGGCAGTTCACGGACGCGCGGAAGCTCGGCAAGACGCACCAAAACGTGTTGGTGTTCGTGAAGGGCGACGCGCGGAAGGCGACGGAGGCATGCGGGGTGGTCGAGGTCGAGGTGCCGCCGGCCGGCGAGGTGGAGTCTCAGGCATGACGCTTGGAGTCCTCACGTGCCTCGCCATTTTCGTCGGAGGCGTTCTAGGGTTCCTACTCTGTGCCCTGGACGCGTGGCGGGACCGGCGCCGCCAGCCATGACCGCGGACGGGCGGCGCGAGGCCGCGCAGGCGCTGAACGCCTGGTGCCGGCGCGCCTACCGCGGGCACGCCTTCGGCGCCTTCGCGGTGCCGAGTCCGGCAATCTTGCTGGAGGCTGAGGGCGACGGCCGCCTCGCGGTCGCGCGGCCGCGGCGGCGTAGTCGAGAGGCCGCCGACCCCGTGGCCGTCATCCTGGTCGAGACGCGCGGCCGGGGGTCCACCGTGCGGGACTTCCGCGGCGAGCTGGTGCGTATCCCGCCGGGCGTGCGCGTGGCGACCGAGGTCGTGGCGCCGGGCCCGCCCTACGGCGATGTCCTGGACCTGCTCGGCGCGGCCGACGTCGACTTTGCTCTGCCGCACCTGACCAACCGGCCGTTGATCGTCGCTATGGAATCCGAGGGGTGGGTCTGGCGCGCCACGAAGGTGCTCGCCTCGAGTGAGGTCCGTGGCCTCTACGCCGCGCCGCCGGCGCTGCCCGGGTCGCCGCTGCCGGCGGCCGAGGCCGCGTCGCTGGTGCGTCTGCCGGGCCTCGCGCTCTCGGTGGACGAACAAGAGGCCGTTGCCAGCGAACTAGTCCACTACCTTGCCGCCGGCGGCGCGTGGGCGCAACACTACGCCGTCTACAACCGCCGCCACTCGTGGACGGCCTTCGGCCTGCGCGGGTTCGATCCGGACCCGGCGCAGATCGAGAAGCCGGCCGAGATGAGCAAGGCGTGGAAGACCGCCAACCCGGAGAAGCTGCACGCGCCGTGCGTGTGGACGGCCGCGGCCGAGGCGTTCCCGCGCACACGCGCGGCCGTCGAACGCCTGCTGCCGGCGCCGCTCGAGCGCGTGCGGTTCATGCGGCTCGCGCCGGGTGGCGAACTCACGCGGCAAGCCGACATCACCGACCGCCAGGCCGGCGTCGAGGCGTGGCAGCTCGCGCGCCTCCACATCGCGGTGCGGTCGCCGCCCGGGTGCGTGTTCATGCAATGGGACGCGCGTGGCGTCGTCCTCACCGCACACCTGGCCGAGGGCGCCGTCTACTACCTCGACCGGCGGAAGCCGCACGCCGTCCGGAACCTCGCGACCACGGAGCGCGTGCACCTCGTGGTCGACGTCCTCGGCGGCCCGTGGTTGCAAGGCTTGCTTGAGCGGGCCGTGGCATGACCGCTCACGTAGGGCGGCAGTCTGAGGAAGGCGGAAGTTTCGAGTTTCGCAACTCGAAACTCGGCGTGGGGACCGGGTGAGCGCCGGCACTACTTTGGAACCACCCCGCGGAAACCATAGGGTGGCGAACCATAGGGTGGCAGAGTGGTGGAATCCGCCGCCGGTGATCGAGACGCACGAGGGCGTGCTGGTGGTGCGCGACGATCTGGTGCCCGGCGGGAGCAAGGCGCGCTTCCTGCCCTATCTGATCGAGGGCGCGCACGAGGTGGTCTTCGGCGGGCCGTTCTGTGGCGGCGCGCCCTATGCCCTAGCGATCATCGGGCAGCGCCTCGGCGTGCGCGTGACCCTATTCTACGCGCAACGCAAGATCTCGCACCCGCTCCAGATCGCGGCGCACGCCGCCGGCGCGCATATCGAGTGGGTGCCGGCCGGGCGGATCGCGCATGTCCAGGCCCGGGCCCGGCGCTACGCCGCCGAGGCCGGCGCCTTCTTCCTGCCCCTCGGCTTCGATACGCCCGCGGCGGAAGGGCCCTATGTGGCCGCCATGGGCGCCGTGTGGGCCCTCCTGCCCGAGGCGCCGGCGGAGGTGTGGTGTGCCACCGGCTCGGGCATGCTCGCGCGGTGCCTCGGGCGGGCCTTCCCCGAGGCGGCCGTCTTCGGGGTGACGGTAGGGCTCGCGAGCCGCCATGGGGCGCAGGCGCTACCGCCCAACGTGCGCCTGGTGCCGACCCCCTATCGCTTCGAGCAGGCCGTGCGAGAGGCCGCGCCGTTCCCCTGCCACGCCAACTACGACCGCAAGGCATGGCTCGGTGCGCGCGCGGCGGCGCGAACGGGGCGGGCCCGGGGTCCCGTCCTGTTCTGGAACGTCCTGTGGTAGCAAGTCGCAAGGTACTTTCCGGCGCCCCTCCAACTAGCGGGCGCGCCGCGCGCGAAAAAAGGCTAGTCAGTCGGCCGTGCGTTGGGTCCGCAGGGTCCGCACCAGGCGGACGTGATAGCGTGCGAGGATGCCGCTAATCTCGCAACGCGAGTACGCCCGGCGCCGCGGCATCGACGAGGCGGCCGTCCGGAAACGGACGGTGGCGAAGGGCGGCCCGATCCCGACGCACGGCAAGGCGAAGCGGATCGACCCCGAGGAAGCGGACCGCCTCTGGCGCGTCACCATGTCGCCCTCGGGCGCCTCGACCTCGCGGTTCCAGGGCCCGCCCGAGGCCGAGGAGGAGGCGCCGGCGCCGACGAATGGCGCGGCCGCCTTCGTCGGCAACCTGCACGCCCTCACGCAGGCGCGCACGGCCCTCCTCCTCACCGAGGCGCAGCTCCGCCGCATCCGTCTCGAGGAGCGCCGCGGCCAGACGCTCGACCGGCAGGCAACGCTCGCGCACTACTTCACGGCGATGCGCGCGATCCGCGACGCCTTCCTCGGGTGGCCGGCGCGCATCGGGCCCGAGCTCGCGGCCGACGTCGGCGTCGATGCCACGAAGATGATGATCGCCCTCGAGCCCTACGTGCGGCGGTTGTTGGAGGAGCTAGCCGATGCCCGACTGGACCTCGGAGAGCGCGTGGCCGGACGCCGAGCATAGTCTTGACGACACGCTCGCGAAGGCGCTCCGGCCCGACCCGGCGCTGACGGTCGTCCAGTGGGCGGATACGCACCGGATGATTTCGGGCCGCGCGGCCTCGGAGCCGGGGCGGTGGCGGACGGCGCGCACGCCGTACCTCGCGGAGATCATGCTGCACCTGAGCGCGCAGTCGCCGGTGCGCCGGGTGGTGGTCCAGAAGGCGGCGCAAGTCGGGTTCACCGAGGCGGCGATGAACTGGCTCGGCTACGTGATCGACCAGGCGCCCGGGCCGTTCCTCTTCGTGCAGCCGACGGTCGAGTTGGCAAAGCGCCTGTCGCGGCAACGCCTCGAGCCGTCGATCCAGGAGACGCCGGTGCTGCGCGAGCGCGTGCGGCAGGCGCGCTCGCGGGACGCGGGCAACACGGTGCTCCTCAAAGAGTTTCCGGGCGGCCTCGTCGTCCTCACGGGCGCGAACTCCGCGGCTGGTCTGCGGTCGCTCTCGGCGCGGTATATCTGCTTCGATGAGGTCGACGGCTACCCGGGGGACGTCGAGGGTGAGGGGGATCCGCTCGGCCTGGCGGAGGCGCGTGCGCGCACCTTCCCGCGCCGGAAGGTCTTGATCCTCTCGACGCCGAAGGTGGCAGGCATGAGCCGGATCGAGCGCGAGTACCAAGCGACGGACCAACGGCGGTTCTTCGTGCCCTGCCCGCACTGCGCGACGATGCAGCCGCTCGAGTTCCCGCGGCTCCGGTGGGAGGCGACGAAGCCCGAGACCGTGCGCTACGTCTGCGCGGCCTGTGAGGCGCCGATTCTCGAGGCGTCGAAGACGCAGATGCTAGCCGCCGGCGAGTGGCGCCCGACGGCGCTCTCGGTGGACCCGACCGTCGTCGGCTACCACCTGTCGGCGCTCTACGCCCCGCTCGGGTGGATGTCGTGGCTCGAGATCGCGCGCGCGGCCGAGGAGGCGACGCGCGATCCGACGAAGCTCAAGAACTTCGACAATACCGTGCTGGGCGAGGCGTTCGCGGAGCGCGGCGACGCGCCCGACTGGCGGCAGTTGCGCGACCGGCAGACGGCGGCGCCCCTCGGCGTCGTGCCCGCCGGCGCCCTCTTCCTGACCTGCGGCGTCGACGTGCAGGCCGATCGACTCGAGGCGTCCGTGTGGGGGTGGGGGCGCGGCCGGCGCTCCTGGCTCGTGGATCACCGGATCATCGACGGCGAGGTCGCACGGGAAGAACCTTGGCAAGCCTTGTCAGACCTTGTGGCGCGGACCTGGCCGGGCGGCAGCGCGGGGCACCTGGCGATGCCGCTCGCGCGCGTCGCCGTCGATGCGGGCTTCGCGACCACACAAGTCCATGCGTGGGCGCGCCGCCAGCCGACCGGGCGCGTCGTCTTGGTGCGCGGCGGGCCGCCGGCCGTCGCCCTCGTCTCGCTCCCGCGCATTGTCGATGCGGTCGAAGCGGGCCCGTCGAGCCGGCGTCGGCACCGGCGCGCGCTCCGCGTGTGGCAGGTCGACGGCCACGCGGTGAAGTTGGAAACCTACGGGTGGCTCTACCTCGACGCGCCCGAGGACGGCGTGTCGTTTCCCGCCGGGTGGATTTCCCTGCCCGCCGTAGGCGACGAGTTCCTCCGCCAGTTCGTGGCCGAGCAGTTGGTCCGGAAGGTGGTCAAGGGGCGCGAGGTCCGGACCTGGATCAAGGTCTACAACCGGAACGAGGCGCTCGACTGCCGGGTCTACGCCCGGGCGGCCGCCCACCTCGCCGGCCTCGACCGCTTCACCGAGGCCGAGTGGGCGGGACTCGAGGCGCCCTTCGCGGCGCCGCCTCCGGTGGCGTCTCCGCCGCCGGCGCCGGCGGCCAGGGCAGGGAGCCCGCCTGCCGCGCCGGCGGGCCCCTCCGCGGGCCTGGTGCCGCCGCCCGGCGGGCCTGCGGCCGAGGTCAAGTGGCGGCCCTCGCGGTTCTGGGCTGGCCGCCCGCGGCAGCGATAAGAGCCCGAGATTTCATGGTCTTTCAGGCCGCGCCCCATTCGCTTGCTGGTGCGCGTCTTTATGCGTATGACAGTACGCATGACCGCCACGCAACCGACCCCCTCCCCCTCAACCCGGCCCTATCGCGGGCCGGTCCTCTTCCTGACCCACGAGTACGAGTTGACCCACGGGCGCCGTCCGGGCGGCCGCGGGTCGTGGGCATTCTACTTCCGGCACGACGCCGAGCCCTGGTGGGCGCGCCGGCCGGACGGCTCCTCGGGCGGCATGCTCTACACCGAGGCGAAGAAGCTCGCGACCGCCGAGGCTCGCCGCCGCGGCCTGAGCCTGGTTCAGGTCGCCACATGAGAACGAAGGGCTCGGCGCGCTTCGCGCCCTACTTCAAGGTCCAGTGGTGGGACGCCCGGTCCTCCGCCTGGATCGACATCCAGAAGGCGCACGCAACGGCGCAGGCTGCGCACGCCGCCTTCCCGGCGGCCAAGCAGTGTCGCGTCATCGAGGTATCGGAGCAGGGCCGGCGGCCCTTGCTCGAGGAGGTGAACCCATGAACCGCCAACGCTTCAACCTGACCCTGGCGCCGCGCACGATCGCGGCCCTCCGCGAGGTCGGCAACGCCTCGCGGTACGTCGATGCCCTGGTCGCGCAACACGATCGCCGGTGGCGGCAGGCCCTTCGCGGCCTGCGCGGCAAGGGGTGGACCCTGGCCGAGATTCGCCAGGGGCTCGCCTCCGCGGCGGGTGGCTATCTCGACCCGCGGCGCGGCGGGCCGAACGGCCGGCGCCTCGCCGTCCTGGCCGACGAACTCGCTGCCGGAAACGACGAGCTGCAGCGCGCCCTCAACGCGCTCGAGACGCCGGCGGAGGTGCGGGCATGACGCCGCTTGAGTTCATCGTCATGGTCGCCGGGTTCACGGTCCAGGTTGCCGGCCTCGTCTACCTCGCGCGCATCCTGCACGCCATGCGGCATAGCTTCACGCCGGGTGAGGCAGCGATCTTCAAAGAGATGCGGCGCCTGCTCGAGGACGGCGCATGAGGCGCGCCGCGGTCCTCCTCCTGCTCGCCCTCGCCGTGCCCGCTAGCGCGGCGCGGGTCAACCTCTCGCGCCTGGAGCGGCAAGCCTGGACCTGCGCGGTCTGGGTCCGCGCGCGCTACGGCACGCGCCTCTCGCCCAGCAACTTTTCCTACACGCTCCGCCCAAACCGCGACGGCACGGCCTCCATCGAGTCGTGGGGCGTGGGCCCGGAAGTGCCGGCCTTCGAGCGGTGCCTCCGCGAGGAGGGGAACGACCTGGCGCGGGCACCAGAGCTCTCGCTGGCGGCGATCGAGCAGTGGCGGCGTCGCTACTGCGCGCTCTCGCTGCCTGGCCCGGGGAGTGAGTTTTACACGTGGTGTCACCCCGGCAAGTGATGAACGCCGGCCCGCGACGGACCGAGAAAGGAGACTTCCGCTTGATCTGGATCCTGCTCATCGTCGTCTGCGTGCTTGCGCGCGTGGTCGCTGCACCGTTCAACCGCCTGGGGCGGCTCCAAGCCAACGCCAACCTCGCGCGCCTGGACGTGACGGCGCTCAACGCGGCGCTCAGGCACGCCGCGCCGGAACCGCCGGCGCCGCCACCCTTCGATCCTGGCGGCTGAAGGCCGCGCGAGCGGGGCGGCGCCGGCGCGCGACAGTCACGCCGGCGCCGCCCGAGGGGGGGTGGTGGTCCCTGCCCAGCCGCCTCTCTAGCATGCGGGCGTGCGGGCGTGCTACCCTCGGCCGCGCCATGTTTCGCCCGGGCCTCTCCGCGGCGCCGCCGCCGGGACTGCCGCCGATTCCGGTGACGCCCGAGATGCTCGCGGCGCTGGTGGCGGCGATCGCCTCAGGCGTCACGGACGTCAAGTATGCCGACCGGGAAGTTAAGTATGCCTCGGCCGCGGACCTGCTGAAGGCGTACTCGTTCCTCCTGCGCCTGCTGTACGGCGGGCAGTCGACGCGCTCGATCGCGCACTTCTCGAAAGGGCTCCCGCCGACGAGTCCCGCGTGGGGGTGCGCCGGCGAGCACGCCGAGTACCCGGTGCCGGTGCCGCCGGACACCTACCGCGACCCGGATCTCCGCATGCCGCCGCCGCGCGTGGTGCCGCCGGTCATCGGCTGATGCCCGAGGAGACGCCGCGGGCGCCGTGGATCGACCGCGCGATCGCGTGGTGGAATCCGGAGCGCGCGCTGCGCCGCGCGCGCGCGCGCCTGGTCCTCGGCCAGGTCCGCGGCTATGAGGGCGGCTCGCGCGGGCCGCGGACGGCGGCCTGGCGCACGACGCCGACCTCCGCCAACACCGAGCTGGCGGGCGTGCTGCCGACGCTGCGCGACCGCGGCCGCGACCACTTCCGCAACAACCCGTGGGGCCGCCGCGCCGTGTCGCGCCTCACCTCGGAGATCGTCGGCTTCGGGGTGACGGCCTCGTTCTCGGGCAAGAACAAGCGGAACGTCGACTTGACGACGAAGGCGTGGACGCAGTGGGCGGGGGCGCTCTCGTGCGACGTGCGCGGCCGGCATAGCTTCGGCGGCCTCCAGCACCTGACCGTCAAGACCATGCTCCAGTCCGGCGAGGTGTTGGTCCGGCGGGTGTGGGACGCCACGGCGCCCTTCGGGCTCCGCCTGCAAGTCCTCGAGGGTGATTACCTCTGGAGCGCGTACCCCTACGGGTGGCCGGTCGGTCAGCCGCTCGCGCCCGGGCCGCGCGTCGTCGGCGGCATCGAGGTCAACGACTATGAGGAGCCGCAGGCGTACCATCTGCTGCCGCGGCACCCGGGCGACCCGTGGCCGCTGGTTGGCGCGCCGGCGACGGTGCGGGTGCCGGCGAGTGAGCTGGTGCACCTGTACGTCGAGGACCGGCCCGAGCAGGCGCGCGGCACGCCGCAGTTGACGGCGGTGCTGATCCGGCTGCGCGACCTGGACGAGTACGCGGACGCGCAGGTCGTGCGCCAGAAGATCGCGGCGTGCTTCGCGGCCTTCTACACGGAGCCCGAGGGCCAGTTGCCCACGCAGGCGCCGGTGCTCTGCGAGCGCGTCGAGCCGGGCATGATCGAGCGGCTGCCGGCGGGCATGGAGGTCACGTTCGGGAACCCGCCCGGCGTCACCGGCTTCGACGAGTTCATGACGCGCGAGTTGCAGGGCGTCGGCGCCGGCGCGGGCGTGCCGTATGAAGACCTCACCGGCGACTACTCGAAAGTCAATTTCTCGAGCGCGCGCATGGGGCGCGCCGTGTTCCACGCCCTGGTCGAGGAGTTGCAGTGGCTCCTCCTTGCGCCGCGCTTCCTGGACCGCGTCTGGGGGTGGTTCCAGGACGCGGCGCGCATCGCCGGCGTGCCGGTCGATGGCGTTGAGGTGCAGTGGACCATGCCGCGGAAGACCCTGGTGGACCCGGCGCGCGAGGTGCCGGCGACGATTCGCGCCGTGCGCGCCGGCCTCATGTCGCCGCAGGAAGCGATGCGCGAGCTCGGCTACGACCCGAAGGTGAACCTGGACGAGTGGAGCGCGTTCGCCAAACTGGTGGACGACCTCGCGCTGGTCTTCGACATCGACCCGCGGAAGACGACGCTGCAGGGCGCGGCCGCGGTGCCGGCTGGCGGCGCGGCCGGCGGCGGCCCGGAGCATGCCGACGGCGGCGAGGTCGCCGGCGACGGGGAGCGGCCGCCCGAGGCGGCAGACCGCGCCGTCGGGCGGAACGGGCACCCCGAAACCTGACGCGCCTGGCTCCGGGCGCCCTGTCTGGCATAGAGCCGCGCCATGTCGACACTGTGGGCAGGGTCGCTCTACGGCGCGAAGACGGGACGGGGTCTGGTCGAACTGTCGGAGGTGGGCGAGGACGACGTGGTGCGCTGGCGGCGCCAGTGCACGCCCGAGGAGGCGCGCGATCACGCGCTCAGGATCCTCGAGGCGGCATCCGCGGCGGAGTTGGACGCGGTGGTCGTCCGCTGGCTCATGGCCGCGCCGTTCAACATGAACGCGGAGAGCGCGGCGCTGGTCCTCCTGGACTTCCGGAAGCACCGCGACGCGGAACGCGCCGGGTAAACCTGACGCGCCTAGACCGCAGGCGAGGAAGGAATGCCTGTGGATAACTTGTGGATAACCCCTAGACGTGGTAGGGGCGCGCGTTGTGACCACAAGCGGTGGTGGATGACGCGGCGCGATGGCGGGTCCGCACACGCTATCCCTGGCCCTCGGATTGTTGCGCGGCGCGGTCGCGCCGTCGACCGTCGATCCCGCCGCCCGCACCGTGGATCTGGTCTGGACGACCGGCGCCCGCGTGCGGCGGCATGACTTCTGGACCGGCACCGAGTGGATCGAAGAACTCGCGGTAACGCCCGAGGCCGTTGACCTCGGCCGCCTGCGCGCGGGTGCCCCGCTCCTCGCCGCACACCAGTCCTATTCGCTCGACGGCATCCTCGGCGTGGTCGAAGACGCGTCGCTCGCGGACGGCGAAGGCCGCGCGCGCGTGCGGTTCTCAGACCGGCCGAAGGCGGACGAAGTCTTCCGCGACGTGCAGAAGGGCATCATTCGCAACGTGTCGGTCGGCTACGTCACGCACGAGGCCGAAGAACTCGACCGCAAGAAAGGCGAGCCGCGCGTGATCCGCGCGACGCGCTGGGAGCCCCTGGAACTGTCGCTGGTGCCGGTCGGAGCAGACGCGGGCGCCGGCGTGCGCGCGCGCCAGGACGCCGCGCACTTCCCGTGTCTCGTGATGCAGAGGAGCGGCCCGATGAACGATGACAAGCGCGCGCGTGCCCACGGCGGCGATCCCGACGACGACGACGAGAAGAACAAGCCGGGCAAGGAGCCCGAGCCGGCGAAGGACCCGCCCGCGGGCGATCCGCCGCCGCCTCCGGAGCCGGAGAGCGCGGCCGCGCGCCGCAGCCGCGACGAGCTCGCGGGCCGCCGCGCCGAGCGCGAGCGCATCCAAGAGATTCGGGTGGCGGTGAAGGCCGCCGGCCTGGACGAGGCGCTGGCCGATACCTGGATCGACCAGGGGGTCGACGCCAACACGGCCCGGGCGCGGGTCATCGAGGCGCTGGCGAAGCGGACGCCGCCGATCGGCGGCACCGTCTCCGTGGGCGATGCCGGCGCGCTGCGGTTCCGCCGCGGCCTCGAGAATACGATTCTGCACCGCCTGCGTCCGGACAAGTGGGCCCTGGACGAGCACGGCCGCGGGCTAGTCGGGCGCAAGCTCTACGAGCTGGCGCGCATGGCGCTCGAGGTCAGCGGGCAGCGCACCGACGGGATGGGCCCGATGGAACTGTCGGCCATGGCGCTCGGGCTGACGAAGCCGGAGCGCGTCCGGGGCGATGGCTTCCTCACCGTCTCCGACTTCCCGGCGGCCATGCTGAACATCGCGCGCGCGACGCTGACGGACGGCTATCTCGGCGCGCCGCGCACGTTCCCGGCCTGGACGCGCCGGACGACGCTGCCCGACTTCCGGCCGATGAACCGGATTGCGCTCGGCACCGGGCCGAAGTTGCTCAAGGTGCCCGAGCACGCCGAGTTCCAGCACGGCAAATACGACATCCACGTCGAGCCGGCGCAGTTGCAGACGTGGGGCCGCATCATCGCGCTCACCCGCCAGGCGATCATCAACGACGACCTGTCGGCCTTCAACCGGATCCCGCAGCAGTTCGGCTATTCCGCGGCGCAGATGGAGGGCGACGTGGTGTACGGGATCCTCACCGGGAACCCGGTCATGAGCGACGGGAACGCGCTCTTCTCCGCGGCGCACAAGAACCTCGCGCCGGCGGCGTTCATCAACCTGGCGAGCATGACGGCCGCGCGGCTCCTGATGCAGACGCAGACCTCGACCGAGGGCGGCTTTCTCGGCCTCACCCCGACCTACCTGATCGTCGGCCCGACGCTCGAGACCGAGGCGTACCAGTTCACCAACACGACGATTGTGCCGACGTCGCCGGCGGGCGTCATCCCGCAATACTTCAAGTCCCTGACCGTCGTCGTCGACCCGCGCATCACGGACAACTCCTGGTTCCTCGCCGCGGCGCCGGGTCAGGTCGACACGATCGAGTACGCGTACCTCGAGGGCGCGCCCGAAGGCGGGCCGTTCCTCGAGTCCAAGGAAGGCTGGGACATCGACGGCGTCGAGTACAAAGCGCGCGAGGACTTCGGCGCCGCGCCGATCGAGTGGCGCGGCCTCGTCATGACCGCGTCGCAGGCGGGCACGCCGACCATGCTGCACGCGGACCTCGCGGCCACCAACAAGGGGAAGTGATCCCATGGCGACGAACTACGTCAACGAAGGCGACGTCATCCCGATTCCGGCGCCCTATGCGGTGCTCAGTGGCAGCGTCGTCATCGCCGGAAAGATCGTCGGGATCGCGGCGACGGATTGCCCCTCGGGCGCGCTGCTCCAACTCCATATCGAAGGCCACTTCGATGTCCCGAAGACGGCGACGCATGTCTACGCCGTCGGGGACGTCGTGCACATCGACCCGGCGACGCGCCTCGCGAGCACCGCCGCCGGCGGCACGGCGACCTTCGGCTACTGCACGCGGGCCGCGGTCAGTGCCGACGCCACGGTGCGCGCGAAGCTCGTCCCGACCACCGTCTAGGCGGGCGCCGTGGGCTGGTGGGACCTCGAGGACCAGGCGCTCCAGATCGAGTTGGCGACCTTCGGGGAGCCGGCGACGGTCTTTTTCGGGAGCGCGCCGCCGGAGGGCTTTCCGACCCGCGGCATCTTCGACGCGCCGGCGGCCTCGGCCGACGTGGGCCTGCATCGCGATCTCTCCGACCAGGCGCCGTGGATCGGCTTCCGCGCCGCGGAGCTACCAGGCGGTCAGCTTCCGCGGTTGGGCGACCGCCTGGTGGTCCGCGGTGTGGCGTGGGAGGTGACCGACCTCGCGCCCGACGGCGGCCGCCATGTGCGGTGCCGCCTGTTCCGCCTCGGCGCGTGGGCGCCGACGCCGCCGCCGGCCCTCCTGGCCGCTCCCTCGCCATGACCGAGTCCGCCTAATGCTCGACCGCCAGGACATCCGCCTGGCGACCGTGGCGACGCTCGCGGCCGCGCAGACCGCGGCGGGCGACCGCGTCTACCCGACGTGGATCCTGCCCTACCGGCGGGAACTCCCGCTGCCGGCGATCGGCGTCTACACCCTGGACGAGGCCGGCGAGGGCGTGGACGGCGGGATCGTCGGCGCGTTCCAGATTCGCTACGCGCTGAAGCTCTGCATCGAGCTGGTGGTGGCGACGCCGGGGGACGCCGGCCTCGAGCCGGCGGCGCGGCTCATGCTCGACGCGCAGGCGGCGCTCGACGCGCTCTGTGAGCAGGTCACGGACGCGCTGCTGCGGAACCCGCGCTGGTATCTCAAGGCGGACCCCGCGCACCCCGGCAAACTGTGCGCGCGCTTCCAAGGCGTCGAGCGGTGGGAGACGACCGCGGTCCTCGGGCGCGTCGAAGAGACCGACCAGCGCACGATGGCGGCGCAGATCACCGCGACGCTCACCTACGCGGAGAACTACGACCCGGTGATCGCGGACGACTTCTGCCGCGTGAACCTGGACGTCGACGTGATCGACCCCGCCGCCGACCCGAACATCAAGTACCCGGGGCCCGATGGGCGCATCGAGGTGACGCTGCGCGTGCCGCGCGACGGCGCCGATGGCGCGCCGGCCGACCCGCCGCTCTGCGCCGAGGTCACACCCTTCAAGCCGAACGGGAGGACGCACTGATGTCCGTGAGCTTCAACAGGATTCCGCCGAACCTCCGCGTGCCGCTCTTTTGGGCGGAGTTCGACGCCACGCAAGCGAGTTACCTGCAACTGCCGCAGCCGGCGTGCCTCCTCGGCCACAAGCTCCCGGGCGGGCCGGCGGCGGAGAACCAGGTGATGCTCGTCTCCTCGGCCGACGTCGCCGCGGCCCTCTTCGGCGCCGGGTCCATGCTGGCCGACATGGTGGACGTGTACCGGCGGAACGACCCCGCCGGCGAGCTCTGGTGCATCGCCGTGCCCGAGCCGGTGGGTGGCGAGAAGGCGAGCGGCACGCTCGCGTTCGCCGGCACGCCCACGGCGGCGGGCACGATCGCGGTGTACGTGGGCGACCGCCGGTATCCCGTGGCGGTGACGACCACGAGCACCCCGGCGTCGCTCGGGGCCGAGCTCATGGCCGCGATCGCTGCCGATCCGTTCGCGCAATGTGACGCGGCGGGCGGGG